CTTAATCGCCGCATTTGAAGGGCCAATCAATGCGATTACTGGATTCTGGCAACAGTTTAGTCGCTTTGTTGTTTCATCTTGGAACAACGCGGCGACAAGCGTTAACACGACTGCATCTAATTTGTGGTCTTCTATCAGTGGCGGAGTTCGCGGAATTATCGGAGCAATAGGTCAAGCGTTTAGCGATGCGTTTGCGGAAGCATTTAAGCAGATCAAGGCATTTTACAATCAATTGCCAGGATGGTTGCGTGGAGCACTTCAAGGCGCGGCCAATGTTGGTTCGGCTGTTACGGGTGCTGTTCAGTCTGCGTTAGGCAATGTTGGTGTAGCGTTTGGCGAGGCAGCTGAAACATTAAATCGGGCATTCACTCCGCCAGCCGTTGATCAAGGCGGCGGCGGTGGGCGTCAATTCAAAGTCGGAGATGTCATAGATACAAGCACAGTTGAAGGCGGCAAGGTTGGACCAGTTGCAAAGTCAGCTGGTAAGGGTGAAGCAGAGACTCAACTGGAAAGACAGCTTGAAGCGCAACGCAAGCTAGGTATTGAGGCTAATAACGCACTCATTCAATCTCAGCAAAAGTTAGAGGCTTCCAAATCCGAGACAGAGCTACAAGACTTGATACTTAAAACCGAAGAACAGAGGACTAGGATCAATCAAAAGTATGGAAAATTGCTAGACAATCAAGTCGAAAAGTCAAATATGCTGATTTTGCTTGAGGCAAGAAGAAACGAGTTGGCTGCTAATTCTAACAACTTTGCAGAATCAATGGGTCGATTGATGGGCGAAGATTTGGCGCAAGGCATGGAGAAAGTTGAGGAGAAAGCAACTGCCGTTGAGCAAGCCCTCGCCGGCGCTGGTGACATCATCGGCAACCAGTTACGTGGCGCGATTGATGGCTTGATTGATGGCACAGCTGATTGGAACAACATCCTGCGGGATACGCTAAGCCAGCTTGGTAGCTTCTTCCTGAATCTTGGCTTGAATCAACTTGCTGGTCCTGCTGGTAGTGGCGGCATCCTCAGCTTCCTTGGTTTCGGTACCCTCGCCAACGGCGGCCCGGTCATGCCCGGCAACACCTATATGGTGGGCGAACGCGGCCCAGAGCTGCTTCAGATGAACCGCGACGGCAGCGGCCAAGTCATCAATAATAACCAGTTGTCATCCGCGATGAACCGTTACCGCAGGTCTGGTAGTGGTACGACTGCAGCTGCCGAAGGTGGCATGGCCGCATCTGGCGCCACTGAATCCGCCGTTGCTACGCTCGATAAACCGATTGACGTACGCTATAGCGTGGAGCGCATTAACAATGTGGACTACGTTACCGCCGATCAATTCCAATCTGGTATGCGGCAAGCCGCGCAGCAGGGCGAGCAACGCGCACTGGCAAAACTACGCAACAGCCCAGGCACTCGCAGGAGGGTTGGTTTGTGACGACACTTGCTTTTGGGCATTTCGTCCGTTTCTACAACGAAGGCGATAACGTTGTTCATTCGTTTCAAAACTTTTTCATTGGCGAAACAATCACTGACAGCGATGTTCAGTATACATTTGTACCGTTTGGCTTTTCCGGCATGAGCACGAACAGGCAAGGTGACTTACAGCCAGCAACACTTGTGTTTCCCAACACAGAATTATCACGTGGATACTTAGAAGATGCGCTGCGCGGCAGAACGCTTCGACCTGATGATTATTGGCAGATTCCTTACGTTGCCGAGGTGACATCAATATCCTTGACACATCCAGCAATGCTGTTGAAACCAAGCTGCTGACTTACGTTGGCCAAGCTACCGGCGGCGGCTGGGACGATACTAAGCTGACACTGGAACTCAGCAGCGTGCTTGACGCAGCCTCTGCTGACATACCTACTCGAACACTCCATCGCCGTCTTGTCGGAAGCCTCCCTACCACTGGCACGATCAGGCTTCGTTGATTGCGTTGATCTGATCGGAACGCCATACGTCTATGGCGAGACTGACTGCATCTGGCTTGTGCTCACGGTGCTGGGGCGACTGGGCATTGACGCGCCGGATTTGAATCCGGCTTGGCGTGATATGCCAGTCCGCCGCTGGGCTAGGGATTTGCTGCACTGGGGTGAACGGATTGCGCTTCCAAGCTACGATGGTGACATCATGGTCAGCACTGACCCAGTAGGTTTTTCAGTCGTATGGAACAACGGGCTCCTGCATATTTGCCAGCATCGTATGCAGGTAAGATGGTGCCCTCTGAATCGCATCAATATGCGCTTTTGCCATACGAGCGACAGCTCATTCAAATCCTCGGCATTTCGGAGCAGGAGTACAGGGAGTTTGCCGAAGAAGTAAAGCGCAAATCGCTGGGACGTCCACCAGGGTATGAGCATATCCCTGACATTCGCAACGAACCAGTTACTGCTGCGTTAATCAGCATTGCCGTTGGTGCTGTTTTTAGTGTTGTCGCTGCTGCGCTTGCACCAAAACCAAAACAGCCAAGCGTAGGCGAACAGGACTCGATTGAACAGCGATCACTGCCAAATCAGCAAGGTCGTACGCGGTTCAATAACAGCATCGGATTTGATGCAGCACCAGGGCTAGCGCAGCTTGGGTCAAGGGTGCCGATTCCTTTTGGAAGGTACTTCGACCCGGAGCTTGCCGACAACGAAGAAGCGTTGCAGAACGCTAGTGGCGGCATTGTCGTTGAACCGTTGCTGGTGTGGTCACGGATGACCAGCCATGGAACGTACCAAACGTTGAAAGCGCTTGCGGTTGTCGGTCAGGCACCCATCCAAACCGTGCCATCTTTGCAAGGAATCATGATTGGCGGTCAACCGATTGCTAATTTCTACCAATCAAATTATGCAGTCTTTTGGAAAAGCACTGCAACTGATAATCGGATATATCTCAGCGATCTGCAGTATGGCGACGCCGCTGAAGGCAATAGTGCAGCGTATGGCATTTTCACTTGTCCAACGCTGACTGGTGTGCTCGAACCTGGCTTTAGCATGGCATCGAGCCCAGCCAATACGACGAGTTTTGGCGTTTATCAAACGATTCCTAATGGCGGACACTTTCGTGTTAATTGGCAAGTCGTCAGCATCCCATTTCTTGAAGATCAAAGAATTGGTGAGGCTGACCCCAATGGCCGTTTACGCAACGAGAGGCGAAAGGTTGCCGGTAGGAATGCAGATGAATACTTCAATGATGATGAACGCGATGAGACTGGAATGCCAGGCACTGGCAGAGCATATAGCTACAAAATGGGGGTTTACAAAATCAATGGTACTTCCTATGCCAACCCCACGGAAGTTTCTGTTAATCGAGATGACGTTATTACATTCCGCATTGATGGCGGTCAGTACACCATTAGTAATATAAACCTTGATTCAAGGTCTGGCGTAACGGCTGATGACATCAATAATACAGCCAATGACATGCGATCCCGTGCCGATGACCTGCTTCAGATCGGTGAAATTTTTATGATCAACCGCACGATGCTGCGAGTGACAGAACGCCCCAACGACGTGTGGGACGTCGATAAGACATTCGAGTATAAGTTAAAAGTTATCAATTTTACAGGCGCTAACAGAGAAATCGGTGTTATCGGCACTCGTAACATTGGGGAGTTTGTGCTTTCAGAGGGTGGCACGAACAATCGAATCCCGATCAGCCCCGGCTTCAAAGGCAGCAATTACTACCCACTTCATAAGGTTGACCTTGGGCAGGTGCGAAATACGCGGGCAACTGAAGTCACAGAGATTGGAATCAAGTCTCGTGTTTTTGCTCAGGCTAATGGGTTATGTAACTTCAATGCTGTACCTTCACCAAACGATCTTAACTCAGCTGACGGCGATGGCGTAAAGCTAAGCACGCCCGTGATGAACAAGTATCTGAAGCGCACCAGCTTCTTCATGCTTGCCGTCAAAGACGTCGAAGATGTTCGTGGACTTAGCAGCGGCGAAGAGCTTAGCGATAGCGATGATCTGTTTGAAGGTTTTGATATTTTAAGTGACGCAACATTTGCCGTGACTGGTAATACGCCGGTTGACAAGTACAACTACATCCGCATCAAATGCCCGGCAAGAAAAGAGTACGAATTTAGGCTTGTCCCAAAATGCGCGACTAATGTCCTGCGCTATGAGGCTGTTCAGAATGCAAACATCTACACGCTAGATGCTTCGGGTCCGCTTAGACGCGTTTCTGGCGATTCTCCGCATTATGGCACTTTTCAGATTACATTTAACGCGCATGTTAAGTCCCTTGAGTCTTTGTTTGACCTCAAGGAAATGCGGTCTGGTGATCAAAGCAGCAGCTATTCGGTCGTTTGCACAGTCACAAGTCTTGGTCACATCGGCACCGTTGGCAATAGCGGTGGCGGCTGGTTCCAGGCTTTCTTGGAGCGTGTGCTTGGCAACCTGAAACCAACTGCGGCCAACGGGAGCAAGCACGTCTTTGGAGAGCGAAAAACTGGTGAATTCACTTTTACCAGCAAAGGCGTCACCATGACCGTCGAGGTTGATGGCTTTGTCCAGTTCATGGGTGAATCTTGGCTCGCAAGAAATGGAACCGCAAAGGCATGGCAGCCAACTGCTTTCCGAGTCAAACAGGTTACAGGCGAAGTCACCGAAGACATGCTTTTGGATGCACCGTTGGAGCTTGGCAATACATGGTATGCAACCTACTACAATCGCGTTGGCCAAACCAGTACGCAGCGATTCCGCGCTGATGGAGTTAGTTGTGAGCAAGGAACAGGCGCTACCGATTATGACCGCGAGTTTGAAAACGCCGCGCAGATCAAGGAAATCAGTGCGTATACAGAGTTAACTCACAGCTGCGATGATTCGCCTGAGCATGAAATTGTCTATGTGAACGAGTCGTCTGATGTTGAATCAGTTGATCCAGACGAAGAGGACACCGTTCCAAATTATTACGGTTTGACAATGATTGGTATCAAATTGCGGTCATTAAATAGAGTTCAAACTTTTCAGCAGCTGCAAGTTTGGATGCCAAACGGTATCTCGGTTGAGCGATTAAACGAAGCAGGTACTGGCCCATCTAACAATTTTGCCGATCTTGCATACTGGCTTTTGACGCAAGAAGGCCGATCCGTTGGCCAAGAAGTCAGCGATCGATTAGTGGATCGTGACAGCTTTGTCGCCACGGCAAAATTTATCGACAATTACTGGATGCGTTTTGATGGCGCCATCACAACTCAGGTTAACTTACGTTCGTACTTGACGCAGGTTGCGCCTTTGTTCTTATGCAATTTTGTTATCAAAAACGGCAAGTTTGCGCTGGTGCCAGCATTGCCAGTTGATTCATCGGGCAGGCTTATTGAAACCGCAGTGCCGATCACCGAGATTTTTACAGACGGCAACATCATCGAAGGCAGTTTTGAGCTGAACTACTTAGACCAGTCGGAACGCGAGGATTTCCGCGCTGTCATGAAATATCGTCGATGCGCCAAAAATAGCCTTGTTACAGAAGAGTCCATCATGGTGCGATGGAGCGAAGAAGGCACTATTCCGCCTAAGCAGGAAGTCTTTGACATGTCAAACTACTGCACTAGGCGATCTCATGCCTTTGCCGCAGCCAGATACCTGCTAAGTGTCAGGCGCCGCGTGGATCATATCGTAAAA